GCGGCGATACGGGTACGCTCGGCCTCGACGGCCTCGGACCGGATCACCTCCAGATCTGGAGTGTTTTCCATTTCGGGTTCAGGTGTTGGTGATGCGGCTGGGGCCGCTTGAACAACGGTCTCATCAGTTAGAGACCTGCCGATTCCAATCGTAGGGTCAGCAGGTATAGAGACCACGCTGACTTCGTAAGGCGACCATCTGGTCGCTACAAAGTCATCGCCTCGCTCTTCCATCTTGTCGATCGAATAGCCGAAGCTGATGCCGCGCAAAATATTATCGCGGACATCGTCGAGCACTTCTTGCGCAAACTTGTTACGCGAGAAGCGCACCTTCACATAGCCGCGCTTTTTCTTGCCATCAACCCAAGCGCGCTCCACAACGCCGACCACGCGATCAGGGTCATGGTTGAACAGCAATGGCGCGCCATCGTTAAGCCGGCTAAGGTTTGCCGCCTCCATCTCATGACTAAGCACCTCATTGCCGAAGTACCGCATCACTGGATATTCAGAGCTAAATGGAAATTCAAAGCTCCGCTCATCGTCCAGCGCACGAAATGAGGTCACCTCAGAACGCTGGAATTTGCCGCCTTCTGTTGCGCGGATCGGATCGATCTTGTTCAGCGTGCTAAAGCGATGCCCAACCATCGTCTCAGTTGCTTCACCATCGCGATAAATCCGAATCAATGCAGCAGGATCGTCCTCGCTGGCATCAATACTGAATTCAGTGCCAGGCACGCCCAACGTACCTTCACGCATCACATGCTCAATACGACCGCGTGCGCGACCGCCAGAGCTGTTCCACGAAACAAAATCACCTTCCTTCAGCGCGTCAGGCGCTGCACGTTTTTCGGTCACGGCTGCGTTCTCAATTTCGTCCACTTTAGAGCGCTCGCCTGTTGCCTCTTCGAATTGAATCGGCTCGTAATCTCGTTCGCGTAGCCACGCGCGCGCTTCAGTGGCAGTGAACTCAGCAAGCTTGAAGCGAATTGCCTGTATCTCGGCGCCACTCTCACCAGTCTTGATTCCAAAAATAAAATCGACTCCTTTGCCGGCAGCATTGTTGCGACGGCGGAAGCGGTCGTACTGCCCTGGATCCCGCAGCCTTGCAGCGTGCTCATTGGGATATGGCCGGCCCTCTTCCATCTCGACCGATTCATTCATTAAACGCTCTGGAATAATCCAAAACTTGCATACGCCCTCCGGCGCAATGTCGCCGCTCACGATTTCGCAAGCGCGTGGACCGGCGTAAAACGCGCAATTAGCACAAACCATTCCGTCTTCAGCAAACGGACTTTCGGCCATGTAATGCGATCCATGCGGACCAGAATCCTGGCCAAACTGACCAAGCTCTTCCGCAATTTCCTCAAAAGCTTCATACAACTGCACCTGTGGCGCGGTCAAATCAGCGGTCAATTCACGATCAGAGTCCATACGAGCCACAAATGCATCACTCCATGTTTTACCCGAGTCACCTCCCCAGGCTGCCCATGCCACCCTGCCAGGCGATGGATACCCTTCTTCGCCAGGACTGAAACCCTCAGCTCGCTTGTCAACCTCATGACGAGCAAACCATGCACTCATCGTGCGAATAGTCTCATCGCTCAGCTCATCACCGCTCAAAATCTGCCCAGCACGCCTGGCTGCAACCTCAGTTCCACCCTTGCGTCCTTCAGCTTTCCACTCTCGATATCTGCGCGCTTCTTCGCGCATCCCATCAGTCGGCATTGCACCCATCAGCCTTCCTCCTGCGGTAACGGTTGATCAGCCGGCAACATCGGCTGCTCAATGATGTCCCGATCCAACTCAACGCCCAAACGTTCAGCAGCAGCCTGCTCGCGAGCAATCTCTGCCAAGTTATCGTCAAAGTCACCGCCAAGTTTCGCAACAATTTGCGCCTTGGTCATGTAGCCCGCCTGCTCCATCTCGCGATAAGCCTTCACTTCCTTGAGCGGATCCACCCAATCCCAACCACGCGCCATCCAGCGCGGCGTGTCATAACGCTCAGGCCGCGCTTCAAAATCATCAAACGGCAGCTCGCCAGCAAGCACGGCCAGCCCCAGCCACTCACGGAATACGCGCAAGTGGAAATGCTCAATCAAATATGCCTGCACAACCTTCCAATGCTCGCGATCTTCAAGCAATGACAGCCTGCTGCTTGAATAATTTGTATCACTAAAATCACGACTGAGCGTCTCATACGAACAACCAAAGCCGCTCGCAAATCGACGTACTTTATTTTTAACAAACATCTCAAATTGCTGATCCGGCGAATCGATGCTTGGCACCGTCACGTTCTCGCCCGGCATCAAATACTTGAACATCCCTGGCTCAAACTCACTGATCCGACGCTCGTTCTCAACGTCGTCAGCATTTAGCTCGCCCTCTTGATTGGTAATAAAACCCATAATTGACGCACCAGCGCGCGCCCGAATCACAGCAGCTTCTTCATACCCTTGAAGCTGATGCGCGTCAGCCATCACAGAGTGGAACCACGGCACGCCACGATGCTGTTGTGGCCTCTCCGGGATAAACAAATGAATGACATCTTCCGCCGGCAGGAAGACATGCTTTTCATTTCGCTGCGGGGCATTCTGGAACCAGTAGTCACCTGGATGGCGCGTGAGGAAGGCGTACCGCACAGGGCGGCCCCATTCATTGACCTCCACGCCCATACGCCATTCGTTCCCCTGGGCGAGGGTTGGGCCTTGATACTCCTCATCCAGGTAATCAGCCTCAAGCATCTGGAGCGCCAATGGCACTCGACTGCCACCGAACGGACGACGAACAATCCTGAACAGCGCCTCTCCTGATTCCGGCAGTGCGCCAATTGCCAACCACTCCATCATGTGGAAGCTTTGGCGCCCAGCTACATCACAATGCTCAGCGCGGCACCAAGACGCCCACTTCTGCTCAATCAAGCTATTTGTACGCTCATCGCGACGATTGCCACGCAGCAACGCAACCTGCGACTGCATCTTGATGCCACTGCCAACAACGTTGATTTGCGTTGTCCGCTTTGCCTGCTTTGCGTACGGATTATTCCGCACCATCTCGCGGCTGCGATCACGCAGCTTTTTCAAGCTGGTGCGAATCTCGGCGTCCGCACTCGCTTGCGACGACATCCAGTCCGCAGTCAGGCGACTGATCATTGCGCCCGCATAGTTACGCCGCCTCACAGGTGGCAATGCCTTGGGAATCGGCTGGAGACCAATACGACGCAGAATGTTGGTGCGGATGCCCATCAGCCGTTACCGAAGCGGATAAACAGATTGTTTGGATCGCCTAAACCAGAGGCGATAATTTTCGCTTTATTCTCGCGCACCACAGTTGCCTTCAACTGCGACTCAAGCGCTAGCAAATCAGCTAGGTCATACCGCTTCAGCGATCGATTGCCAATTCGATATTCCTGGGTCGCGCCCCCTGTCATCAGGGAGCGAATTGCAGCCTGAACCGCCTCTAAATCTTTCTGCGCCTGCGTCCGACCGTCAAATGCTGCAGGCGATCCTGCATAGGCCAGTGACGCCTGAACCTCAATCTGACCTCGGCTGTATTCGCTAACCGCACCACCGCTGATCGCAGTCAGCACCGCCTGGAAATACCACCCAGTGCTTGCGTCCATTCCGGCGCTGGTTGCAGCCGGGATCGTGATCCGCCAACCATCTGAATACGCAGTGCCGGTCGCGGTCACGCCCTCGCCTGCAGTATTTAATCTGAAATAATACGTAAGATTATGCGTTGCACTCGTTACCGCGTTGCCGAAAATATCCGTGGTCGCAGCGTCAGTCCACACCACGTCCACGCCGGCTGTTATGGACGGGGGAATCGCCATTCGACCTCTAACTTCAGGCTTCTTGGTACTTTAGCGCCGTAACTCACCACTGCTTCACAAAACTCCGCTTCGGTGCCGCTGCCGCACGCACACGCTTCGGCTTCTCCTCGCCGCGCCTTTCAAGTTGATCCCATATCGTCCTCCTGTCCATCTTCTGGTACAAACGATGCAATGCCGCATACGCATAATTCATTTCATCCAACGCTTCGTTTGCAGCCTGACTCTTCTTCACCCACACGCGCTCGGGATAGCCATTCCTAAACCGCAGGATCTGCTTCTCGGCTGTCAATTCCTCGAAATAATCCGTTCCAATCGTTGGGAAGAAATGCAAATATCCCGCCCCGGGCTCATTGTGCTTCAATCGGCCAAACAACAACGATTTAACCGTGTCGACGCCGACCGGAAACAACTGTGCCCCTTTCTTTAACGCCTTGCCCTTGTAGTCCACATCAACCTTGGTGGCCTTGCCCAGAGGTGGCTTGCCCTTCTGCGACATACCCTTAATCGCAATCACACCCATTGCCGCTCGCTCCCTGCTGTACTGATACACCTCTTGCGTGTGGTGACCGCCAGAGTCGATCGCGCAACACAGCACCTTCATCTCTTCGTCGGCCTCATTTAGGTAAGGCTTCTGCAAAATCTCGTCCAATTGCTTCCACACCTCTGGCCGAGATGGGCTCCCATATAGCTTCACGCGATCGATCAGCCAGCCTTCTTCCTCGCGGCCCCATCCCCACACGCTGA